ATACGATATAGATAATGTAGCTATGTTGTGTAAGTTACATCACGATTTATATGATGGGCGTTCAATATCATTAGCAAAAAAAGAATACAGAGCATTACTGAAAAGTTATTTAGGTTATGCAAGAAACCAATAATTTTTGAGATTAATATAACATAATAAGAAGGTGGAAATATGAAACTTGATGTAGTACGAACTCAGTTTGGTGCCGATGCAACCAATGGCATGCTGTTTATTGATGGAGTCTTTGAATGCTTCACTCTCGAAGACCAAGTTAGAGAAGGCAGTAAGGTCATGAAGGAAAGTGCAATACCACTTGGAGAATATGAAATTAAGTTCAGAACAGTTGGTGGTTTTGATTCTAAATATACATCACGCTATGGAGCTGACTGGCATAAAGGAATGTTGGAGCTTCAAGATGTACCAAACTTTAAATACATTCTTATTCACACTGGTAATACAGATGAACATACAGCTGGTTGCTTACTTGTAGGAGAGACCCAACAAGATTTAGATAAAGGCAAAGATGGATTTGTTGGTGGCTCTGGAGATGCATATAAAAAGATGTATCCAAAAGTCAGAGATGCTTTGCTTGCTGGAGAAAAAGTTACAATCAAATACTCTGACATAAATCTGGGGAAAAAAGAATTATCTAACAAACATACTGAAGATGTTGTCTTAACAAAAGTCATTGATGATAAGTTTGACAAAATATTAAAAGAACTAAAAAACTTAAGGAGTGCAGTATTCACAGTTAAAAATATTACTTGATAATTAACTGCCCTACTTGCAATCAACCACTGGAATACAATCTAGTAAATACCAAGCCGACTTACTCTTGCATGAATAAAAATTGTCGAAATTATAATGTCGTGCAAATTGGTGGTAAGATGCATGAAGAAGAATAGGAGATTATGAAAAATAAAGAATATTGGAAATTTATTTTAAGTAAAGCATTCAGAACTGGACTACAATCTGCAATCTCTTTGTATCTTGCTAACTCAAGTGGAATCATAGATGCAAACATGATTGAGCTAATTGGCGTGGCATTCATGTCATCAGCTTTGAGCGTAATTCAAAATGGGCTAGAACAAGCCAAGCCAAAATACACATTCGAAGAAGGTAAGTAATGGATTGTTGCGGTAGCGGTTGTTGCGGAGATAAATAGATGTGGCGAGAAGGATTAACGAACTATTTAATTATCTTTTAGTTCTATTTTTAATTACACCTTCTCCAGTGTTCGCTGACCATGTGCCAACACAACCACCTTATGACCAGTCAATAGCTTTAGATAGTACAACTGGAGACTTGACCATTGGAATATATTCTTCTGATGGATTTGAAGATAGCCCACCAGAGAAATACACAATATGGTTTGATATAAGCGATAGTGCTTTAGATACTTCTACTGCATTTTGTATCTCCACTTCTTTTGGTCATGGCACAAACTTGACTTGGCAATATCATGTTTTCTCTTTAGAAGATTTACAAACTTACTTTGAGAATCCTTATGGTACTTTTAGAACTAAGATTCGTGCAGATAATGATACTGATAACAGCTTTAGTACATTAACAGCTGAACAAACTATAACTATTCCTAATCAAGAGCCATTCGTAAGTTCAGAGAACTGGACTGCACCTAGTAGCACTTGTAACGATACTTCTACCACAACAACTACAACCAGCTCTACAACGAGCTCTAGCACGACTTCAAGCACTGTACCAATCACTGCTCCGAATGCTCCAACTAATGTATCTGTAAATTATGGTGGGGAAGATGTTTATTTTTCTTGGGAATATGAAGCTGGAGAAATAGATGTTGTAGAGTTTCATATTAATTACAGTTACGATAATCAAACTTGGACAAGAGTTGTTATTAATGATATAGATGCAAGAACTTATACCTTAGATAAATCTTTTATTCAGACTGGTACTTTTTATTGGGAGATGGCATCTTGTGGGGATTTAGAAAATAATCAATCTTGTGCGAATGGAGATAGTAATAATTTTGAGACTACTGAATATGTGCCACCAACTACAACTACATTACCACCAGCTCCTAAACCAGAGCCAGAACCAGAACCACCACCAACAACTACGACTACTTTATATGTTGTTGTGAATGAAGATGGTTCAGAATCTAATTACACAAAAGAAGAAGTTGAAGATGGAACTCTTGAGAGAGATAGTGAGCGTAAAGCTAATGAAGATAAGTGGGGTTGCTATATCACTGATATTGCCCTTCTTCGTGGAGACTGCCCAGCTTACAATGATTCACTTGTAGAAGATAAAGAAGAAGAAATTATAATACAGATTGATGAAGAAGAACCAGATACCGAAGGAGAGCTTCCTAAAGATGATGATGTGGTATCTGATGTGGTCGATAAAGATGAAGATAAAGATACTGAACCCATTAAAGAAGATGAATTTGTTAAAGAAGAAATTGAAATTGATATTGAACAAATAGAAGAAGAGTTCGAGATAGAGGTAGAAATTATTGAACTACCAGAAATAATAATTATTGAAGAGGAGATTTTAGATGAAGAAGAAATTGAAGAACCTATTAAAGAAGATGAAGAACCTATTGAAGAAGTATTTGAAGATGATGAAGTTGTGGATACTATCCCAGATAGACAAGAAGAAGTGGGTGGAAGAGATAACGAAGAGCCAGTAGAAGAATTATCTGAAGAAGAAATACAAGAAGAAGTAAAGCAAGTTGAAGAGATAGTCAAAGCTCCAGTAGTGGAAGAAGATATCTCTGAAGAAGAGAAGGAAGAAATAATTGAAGAGTATGTGGAAGAGCTGGAGACAGAGCAAGTTGTCGAAATACTTGATGAAGTTGCTGATGTCAGAGTGGAGAATCTTAAACAAGTTAGCGAAGATGTTATTGAAGTTGTAGCTAAGGTTGTAGAAAAAGCAGTTGAAGAATTAGAAAAGCTTGATGATGAACAGAAGGAAGTGGTTGGAGAAGTTCTGGGATTTGATGAAGAGACTGCAAAAGAAGATGTAGAGATAATTGCAGAGCAAGCTAAAGAAGATGAAGTCATAGCAGAAGCTGTTGAAATATTTGTTGAGAGAGCAGTAGAGAACGCAGATGATTCTATCCTTCCATATACTCTTGCTGATGTTGTTGTAGAGATTCAGTTTGAAGAATTCGTAGCTGACCCGATTGGTGCTATTATAGATATCGATTTACAAGAAATAAAAATAAGTGAGATTGGAGCAGACTTAACTACTGACCAGAAAGAAAAAGCACAAGAAGTAATCGTGCCAACAATATTAGTTAGGGTTGCTTCACTGGCACTATTGAGAAGAGAAGTATGATAAAAAAATTTTGGGATTGGTTTATAACAGCAATCAAAGAGACATTGAATCTGAGCTGGACTTTATCTGGTCTGGCGATTGCAGTTCTTACATTAAGTGGCTCGGCTCGTGATATAACTCTGGTAGCAACACTCATTACATTGGCAATCTGGTTACTCACAATAGGATTTAGAAAATGAATTCTAATGGCAATGGCTACACCCAAAAAGAGATGCTCCAACTTCTCATTGATGGTCAGAATAGATTACATGACCGCATAGATGACTTGGAAGACAAAGTCTCTGGCAAAGTTGGAAGGCAAGAGCTCTTTGGTTGGGTAACTGCTGGAGTGGTTTCATTGACAGGTCTTATGGCATTTTTCGGCTAAAAATTACAGAAAAATATAAAAAAAAATAAAAAATATTTTACCCTAATTTAGACCCTATAATCATTGATGTTTTTTGATATATATTTATATAATTGTTAATCATTGATTTGCAATCTTTGATAATTCTGCCAGAATATAAGTAATGGTATTGAGTAACAGTAAACCTACACGATAGAAATTCAATAAAGTTTACTCTCAGATGGCTCTCCCAGAAATCCGAAGGATAACATTGTAACCTTTTGAAGTTGAGATTAGGGTAACGACTCAGCAGTTGATACATAAGATTTGCTCTGCATTTTGATTTTCAACAGATACCAGCTTTGAGACAAGCATTGGTTAGACTTCCGAGACTGCCCAGTCTCTTCTCTTGATTCCAAGATTCCTAACAGTAGTTCCTAGTTTAGTCTCTAACAAGCTCAGCGGTAGTAGCGTGAATAAGCGTGAAGCTCTTGCTAAGAAAATCATCTTGCACCATTTTTAAATATCAAACATGTGGTTTACGACCATTTGATTTTTGCAAACTGCTCATCTACTCGGTGGGCAGGTTGGAACAATCAGTTCCTACTAAATACAAAAGGAGAAAATACAATGGCTACTTTTAAACCAGAAGTAAATTACGATAACTTAATCAAGCATGAGACAACATGTGGAAATCAAAATTGTGAAGTGCAATTAGATTCTACAAATTATGGAGAGAAGATAGATGAGAGCAAAGGATATGCTCCACCTTCTGCATTCTTCCTAATGGCTTATGGATTGTTTTGCAATACATGTGCTCCACTTGCTGTTGAGTTTTATCAAGACAAGTAATTATCTAACAGCTCTCTACTGGAGAGCTGATAGATACTTATAAAGTATCAATACAAAAACTAAAAGGAGAAAACAAAATGAAAAAAGTAACATTAGAAATATCAGTATCTGATGATTTCAAAGTAAATACATCTGAAATTATGGAACTACTTGGTAAGAAATACAATTCTGATTTTTTTGGAATTGATTCTTTAAAAGAAGTTGAAATGAGATGGTTTGATTCTTTAGATGATTTCAGTGCTATCGGTAAAGTCATAGAATATATCGAATCAGAGTAATTATCTAACAGCTCTTCTTCGGGAGAGCTGATAGATACTTATACAAGTATCAATGACAAATCAATACCGCTTAAACAAAAATCGGAAAGGAGTTCCATGAGTAGTTGGTACAACGCTTCTTTACAGAAGTATCTCATTGAACTTTGTGAGTCTGGAGAGTGCGAACACTCCGAACACAAAACTGATAGCGAGTAACTATCTAACTGCTCTTCTTCGGGAGAGCAGATAGATACTTATAAAGTATCACTAACAAAAAACAAAAGGAGAAAACAAAATGAATGAAAATACACTAAACAAATTAATGGAAGCTATTGCAACAAAAGAAATTGATGTGAATGGTTGGGAAGACTTTAAGTTTATTCCAGCACCAAATCAAGAAGAACTTAGAACACCAGATGCACCTACATGGAACAGTGAAGGTAGTTACTACCATGTTCATGTTATGTACAACAAGTATAGAGATGCATACACAAATAAAGGTGGAAGAGTCTTGATGCCAGCTTCAGAAAGATATGCTTACTTTGTTGTTACTTATACAACAGATGAAGATTTGCATGTTGAAAAAGTACATACAATTGAAATCAGAGATAACATGATTGACATTCATACTTCTGTAAAAGCTAACAATGAAAATCTTGGTAGCTTCAATCAAGAAGTTGA